TGTCTAGGACATCTTTGTAGAGAATGGTAGAGAATATGTAAGAACCTTCGCATCTTACCAAACAAAAAACAATGAGTATGGATTTGGTGATAGAAACTGTTATCCGATAGAAGTATTCGATAAACGAAGTCAAAAGGCCATCAGAGAGGCTCACAGATTAAGTTTAAAGGGGTAGCCTGTGTGATTGGATGTATAAATCCTAATCCTTCTGTATAGGCTTTATATTCAATTTAAAGGTAAAGTGTTTGGTATGTTCTCTATTGAGCCTATCAATCCAGCACAATAGCTGCCAAAGACTACATAATCATAATAAAAATATCTATCTAGCTCTGCATCACCATCTTTAACTACACGATATTCAAATAAATTTTCTTCATGTGGATCTTTGCATTGCTCTTCGGTAACCTGGACCGGATGCATCATATATAATTCAGATCCTACACCCAGGTATAAAATCAAAACAAAAAGTTTCACGTTATAATTATTTAGTTACCACTCGGATCTTCTTTTAATTTTTTTAATAAAAGATGTTCGATCTTATCTCTGTGTGTATCAATCCATAACTCTTCATAAGGTCTTACTTCTACATTCTGTGGGAACAATGGATTGTGTTCTATTTTAGAAAGATCTGATGAACCAGCTGTATAAAATTTTTGGTACTGGTCAACATGAGGTTCGTCTTGCCCTGGTATAGTTAAAACAATAACATCTTCAGTTCCATTGAATGCCTCAATCAAACCTTTGATAAAGTCTTTACTAAATCTACTCTTAAAGATCTTCATTGTAATATTTCTATACCTCTAGGTTTAGCTGGATATACTTTGATAAGATTATCTCTCTCAAGTAAACGCAGCATACGATGTACATTAGAATGTACACACTCCATATGACTTGCACATTCTCTAACAGTTGGTGGTACTTCCTCTTTGTCTAGATAAGTTTTTATAAATTTAAAAAGTTTAAGTTGTTTCTTTGTAATCATAAGATTAGACATTATCTTTTCCTCATCTTTCTTTTCTTTGCTGCTCGTTTCATTGCTGCAACACCAGATTTACCTTGTCCTGTAAACTTTGTAGGCTTTTTATAATTATGGTTCTTCATTGTGTTAGATCTAACTCCTTTTTCATTTTAACAAACGCTTTCATCATCAAATCATAAGTAGCCTCATCAACTACTTTAAGATTGTTCCAAGAGTTTGATTGATTGCTTTCTTGCTCCTCAAGCATGGCTAATTTCTTTTGTTTATCCATGTCTTTGTCTTTAACTATGCCTTGCATTCCTTTTACTTGAGTTCTTGCGTAGTCTTTCCATTTATTAAGATCATCAATTTTAGATTTATCTACTTGCGTAGCATTGCCATCATCATCCTCACTAGGTAATCCATAAATAGCCTGGAGAGAGTATCTCTTCGCATAGGTTATAGCCGATCCAAGAGCCTGGCTATCTGCATAGTTATTATTTTTTGGTACAATTAAGTATCTAGATTTAATTACCTCATCACTTTCATTATGCATGAGTACAGTAGTTACATACATTGTAATATCAATCACACCATCAATGAGTTGTTTTTCATAATCAATAGTTTGTGTAAATGATAAACCATACTTAGCCCCTTGATTAGCAGCTGCAATTACATCTTCCAATCCAGCATAAGTAGATTTAAAGTAAGGATTTTTCTTATCCTTCTTAGCTATGTTAGCCTCTTCCTGGAATTTGCTTAATGCATCTTTTATATTTTTAGTGTTTTGTTTCGTCATCATCTTCTCCTTGTTCATTTGTTTCATGTCCTCCTGTTTTAACTACGTTAATTGTAAATATTTCATGTTGTATTTTAAGACCTTCAACAGCTGCCATTGCAACGTAGTCAACGATCTCTTCATAAAATTCTTGCTCGAGGTCCAGGCCGGTCTTGTGAAATATTTTATTCCTAAACAGCCTGGCTGCCTCTTTTTTAGCAAGTAAGTATGCATTGATTTGAAATAAAGTTTTAGGATCATCCATTTATTTCTTTTAGAGTTAACCTCCTGGATACCGAAGGTGGTTCATCTTTAAGTTGGATGGTTTTAGTTTTAACTCTCTTAGTTGTTGTATGTTTTATTTCATAACCATTACAAACAGCTAATTCATTAGCACCTAATATTTCTTTTATTCTTGTAGAAACATCATCCTCTATCTTCTTACCAGCTGAAATAGTTTTCTTAGCAGCTTGATAATCATCAATGAGTTCTGGTAATTCATTATTAGAAGATAGATCTACAACTTCTTTAGATCCATTACCTTTAATAAATTTAGATGCCTCTCTACTAGATCCCATTTTGTACCAAAGGTTTTTACCCTCCATGACACCATCTAATCTGTAAAAGAATTCTGTTGCTGCATCTATAAGTTTAGTTTGCATTTCTTTATTAGGTTTAAATACAAACCATTGCAGCTCCCAGCCTCTACAAAGTCTTACTAATATCCCATACTGATATTTAGTTGTGAGCATCTGGGCCTCTACTTGCATCTTATAAATTTCAGATACAGGATCAGTAGCAGCACCAGAATAATTTTTAATCTCAACCACACCCAATCCACTTAGGCTGTGGGAAGTGCCTAAGTAGTCAGTTAAGTTTAAAAGACCTTTGATATTTATAATACCATCCAGGCTGCTACCAATCTTTCCTCCATCAACATCATAGAAATATGCCTCATTAGGTATGCCAAACTCAAGAGGGAGTTCCCTGGCTATCTCTGTGATTTGATTTTGGAATAGCTGAAAGATGGCTGGTTCTAATACTGTACCAGCCTGTACTTTAGGATTATTAGCTAAGTCATTCTTAGCCTCCTTTCCTTGCAAGGCATCTTGTGCCTTATCCAACTCCTCATTCGGAGAGTTGAAACCTATAAAACCTTTCTCAGTTAAAACTACACTTGGTAGACTACTAGATCCTATTTCTCTTCTTGCATATGATGTGAGTTTCATTACAGACCTCCCATCATTCCATAGTAGGATGCACAACTATCACTCATTGCACACATTACTAAAACAGCAAAGTACATAGTAACTAAGAATAAAACGAATACTACACACTCAAATATAAATTTGACAGTATCCTTGGAACACCACATATATACGTTATGTATAAATCTCAACACAACATCTAGTATGGTTGCAACTATGTTTCGGATAATATAATTATCGTAACTCATATTTCTTTTTATTTTAGATTTTAAAAAATCACTATTTTTCATCATCTTATTTTCCTTTCTTTAGTTGATTTGTTAGATCAATGCTAAAAGGGCCTCTACATACATTGATTACGATTTGTATGTATACTGTTCTTTTATCATTCATCATTAGGTTACTTGAAGAGGTACAATTAGAGAACATTAACTGGTACCCTTCAGTTGGTTTTCTACAGCACTAGCCAGGTCTTTCAGCCCCTGGCGATGCTCATAAAAATTAGAGATACGAAACCCTTCCTTCATCATCATGGATAATTTATGGGTATCGAATTGAAAGTATTTAGCAATCAGTAACCCCAGGATCTCCTCCTCGGTCACTTCTATAACGTGATCTTTTTTGTAGTATGTATCTTTACAATAACTAATTAGTTTTTTTAGTTTTTTGATATCGTATGGTAGTTCGTTAAACTTTTTGTTAACACGACTATCATCTAAATTAACAGAAAATTCTTTGGTCATAGTCTTTCTCCCATTGGTGGTCCTTGTTGTTCATCGGTAACGTAACCCTTTTGATTACCTCCGGATAACGAGCAGCATTTACTTGTGATTGAATAATAGTATTTGATGCAATCCATTATCGTAGCCTCTTCATGTAGTTCGATACAGTTGAAGGATACCATTGGCCTCCTCTAGCTGTTGGAATACCACGAGCATTCAAGGCATCAGCAACACCTTGTAAAGATGTAACACCAGCTTGTTCCAGGCCAACTAAGATTGCTCTTAATTGTGCAGCCTTATCATCAGCCATAGCTTTTTTGGTTTCATTACCTCTTTTTGCAGCTGCCTCCAGGTTCGTAGGATTACCTAATTGTACTCCACGAAGTTTAGCCTGGTGCAATGCTCTCTTAGTATTCATTGAGATACGATCACGTTCAGCCTCAGCTACAGCAGCTAAGATCTGGATGGTCATCTTGTTTGCTTGAGGCATATCACAACATTCAAAATCAATTCCACTCTCAATTAATGATGCGATAAAATATAAGTTACGAGCAAGACGATCTAATCTTGCTATAACTAATTTAGCTTTATGTTTCTTACAGTAAGCAAGAGCCTCAGTAAGTTCTGGTCTATCAGATTTCTTACCACTCTCTACCTCTTCAAAAACTTTCAGCAATTCCCATTGCCCTCCATTTAAATGCGTATTGATTGCATCTTTTTGTGCAGCAATACCTAGTCCTTCTTTACCTTGTTTGTCAGTTGATACTCGTACATACCCAACAAACTTTCCTCTGTGTTTTGCCATTTGTATATTTCCCACTTCCATTATTTAACCTCCTTAACTAATTTAAGCAGCTTGTCGTTCCACTCTTGTATACTCAGATCAGAAAGGTTACGAATGGTCATAGCCTCCCCTACTTTCTCTTTTGTCTTAGAGTTTCTGAATTGATACACAGCTCTCTTGTATAGTTTTGCTACACAAGTAAGTTCGTATCCTTGTTTGATTAACGTTTCATTCAGAGTTGTAAGTCTAAATGATTTTTGTTTATAGCCTTGCTCTAAGGCATTCATTACCCAGGATGTATCTTCACCAATAGAAAACTTCTCAGATAATGTTTCAGCTATTGCAGATAAATCTTTCTTCTGCTCAACTGAAATATCTTTTGTATTAACTGTATCCTGTACCCAATACTTAGGTGCATGATAAGGCCAATGCTTTGATCTACCAATATATCTAGCCACTAATCCTCCCTTTGTTGCTGGTCTTATATTGTTCATTTCCTAAATATATATTTACGATATATAAATTACAACAGTTAATTTAATAAAAAGGAAAAAAAAATATGAGTACACAATTAACCCCTATTTTCCTCAATATTTCAGCTAATTTAAAGGATAAATTGAAGGTCCAGGCCAAGAAAGAACGTATTCCTATGGTCACTTTAATCACCGAAGTATTGGAGATGGGATTACCACAAAGAAAAAAAATCAAAAAACAAATCATGAAAGGACACTAGATGTCAGATAAGATTAATCCACCCCACTACAAAGATAATCCAATACAAACTTTCGATGCCATCATCTCACAAATGACAACAGCTGAGAAGATTGGATACATCAAAGGTCAGATCTTAAAATACATAATGCGTATGGGTAAGAAGGTAGTAACTCTTGAAGGAGCCAGGGATGATGCCGGTAAAGCACATTGGTATTTAGAGAAGTTACTCAGAGAGCTAACAGATCAAATCAATAAAAGAAAAAAAGTAAAACAAAAAGATTTATCAAACATTGATCTCAAAGATCTAACTGAAGAAGATTTACAGGAGCTACTGAACCCTGGAGCTAAGATTGTAAAACTAAAAAAGAAGGAGGATAAAGATGGTAACCCCAATACCTAATAATGTAATACGACCAGCAAAAGAGCTTAACCAACTATCTAAGCATGATCTTGAAGTAATTAAAATAGAACAATTAGAGCAAGAGATAGCAAACAAACAAGAAGAGTTAAAAATAAAGAAAGCAACTATCTCATACTACCCAGAGAAGTTTAAAGGTAGGATCTGGCTTAGTGATATCATGGCTGCTGTGTGTAGATACTGTGACTTCACTCCATCAGATATATTAGGATCAAGAAGATACAAAGAATTAGTTCGAGCTAGATCTTTGTTTATTAATCTCAGTTTAGAATTAACTAGGCATGGTGTAACGTACATAGCAAGACAATGTGGTCAGAGAGATCACACAACTGTATGCTATCATGAGAAGTTAAAACAAACTAATTCCAAGCATTGGAGCATGAAGAAGGATCATGGATTAGAATTATGGAACGACTTCAACAAGATTAAAAAGCAACTTCTCGATGCCAAAGAACAAAGCTGATTATGGTAAGGGCAAGACACCTGGAGCATTCTGTGTACTACCACAAAGAGCTGTAGTAGATCCTCGCTTTAAGAATTATCCGAGGACCTTTATGATCCTGGCTTGTTTAGGTAACTACACATCTAGAACCGGTGTGTGTTGGCCTAATCAGATTACTATTGCCAATAACCTACAGATCACACAATCAACTGTATCCAGGCACATTAAGAAGTTAATTGAATGGGGTTACATTCGGTATGCGAAGAAACATCCTGGATTAAAAGGCAACAAATACTTCATGGTCTTTGATCCTAAAGTTAAGGAAGAGGATGCGAAGGCAATAGCTACAGTAGATGATAGATCTTACGAAGAGAAGGTAGATATTCCGACAGGCCCATTAACTAATACTAAGCAGAAAAGTAATTATGCACCCAGAGTACATACAAAAGATAAGGATAAAAAGACAGATATTCACTCCAGTACATATGTAGATATGCACTCAGAGTACATACATAACACTCCAACTAACAATATATATATTCTTAATACCAGTAGAGCCATTTGTAATGGATATGTAAAACTGTGTGAAGAAATATTCGGACAGCATAAAATCTATGATACCAAGCAAGAAGATCTAGTAAAAGATTGGGTTGGTAAAGGTTTATCGCTTGATGCTGCAATGATATCTATGAGAAGAACCATACAATGGAGGAGAGAGAATAGAAGAGATTGTCCAGGTACTATGTATTTCTTTAAGGATGTATTCTTTAGAAAGGATAAGGCTTACAACAAGCAGCTATCAGTACAGGATATGGTCAAGAGGCTTAGTAATAAAATGAAGATGCCTAGGTAACCTTATAGTTTACAAAACGTAAACGTTCCTATATGATTTATACAATGCAAAAAATATAATGATACTGAGGGAAATGCTGGGCTTTTTACTTTGTAAAAAGTGGCATACCCTTGGCCCCCAGGGTGCGTATATCTATAGGGGGGTATCACACAATTTTATTGCAGAAAAAACATGAAATAAAAAGTGAGGTAATAAATGGCGAAACCAATCTACAGCAACAGAGGTTTTAAATTCTATAAAGAAACGACTATCCCACAAGATACAGAAGTTATTATAGAAACCTGGCCTGGAGCTGATTACAATAAAGAAACAAGAGAGTACACTTCTGTACCTGGTACTGTTGATATTAAGATTTATAAAAAAGATCCTAATAAAGATTATGGTAAAGGTGATCCAGTTTTATTCTTTAGACAGTTTGAGAATAAAGAAGATGGTAAGTTAGATCCGGAAGATGCTCCTACAAATCTTGCAGCAGAGGCTGATATGGAGAAATTGGATGACGACATCCCCTTCTAAAAAAAGGATCATAAAACCTCCCCTGGATCGTTTCGGTGGTGTCCGAGTGGTTCAGAGGAGGATTAGAAAATCCGAAGTCATTGAGCATAACAAGGATAATGTTGCTCAAGAATTAATTGATATAGCTACTGCGAATATTGATGAGATAATGGATTGGGATGCTGAAGGTAATGTCAGTATTAGAGATCCTAAAAATATTTCTAAGTCAGCAATCAAAGCTATAAAAAAAATAAAAGTAACACCGACAAAGATGGGGCCACAGTTAGAAGTAGAGCTGCATGATAAGGTTGGAGTGCTGCGTGTCCTGGCTAAAGCATCTGGATTATTAGAGCAAGAACAGGATGCAGATAGACCTAGTGTAGTACAAATTAACATGAGTGGACCAGAAGAACCTAAAATAGTTGAGGCAGAAGATGATGAGATTAATAACGCACAAGGAAGTAGAGAAGATCCAAGTAGCGATGTTAAAGAAACAACTGAGTGATCGTGAATGTGCCAGGTTATGTGGTCGTTCTTTAAAAGATTATAAAGATGTAGTGTTTAAAAAAAAGAAAGAAGAGAATACTAAAATACATATGATGGTAGGAAGGATCACAAGTGAGTAATGCAATAGCAAATTTAAATCTAGACTTTAGTACATCCCCTACTGTTTGGAAATTTTTACAAGATAAAAGTTTTGTACGAGGATTGATGGGGCCAGTAGGTTCCGGCAAATCGTATGCGTGTGCAGCAGAGATTATGATCAAAGCTGTTTCTCAAGTACAAAGTCCTCGTGATGGAATTAAGTATTCTAGGTTTGTTGTAGTTCGTAATTCTTATCCAGAGTTGAGGACAACTACTATTAAAACATGGCAAGAATTATTTCCAGAGAACATTTGGGGTGCATTTAGATGGTCACCACCATTAACGCATCACATAAAATTACCAGCAAGAGATAATGCTCCAGGCATTGATTGTGAAGTTATTTTTTTAGCATTAGATCAGCCTAAAGACGTTAGAAAATTATTATCAATGGAATTGACAGGAGCCTGGGTAAATGAGGCTAGAGAGCTGCCTAAAGCTGTTATAGATGGATTAACACACAGAGTTGGAAGGTATCCTACATTATCAGATGGTGGAGCAAAACCATGGCGAGGAATTATTATGGATACAAACCCAATGGATGATGATCATTGGTGGTATAATTTAGCAGAGAAAGAAAAGATGAAAGGTAAATATGCCTGGAAGTTTTATAAGCAGCCAGGAGCTGTTGAAGAGGCTACAGAAAATGAGTTACCAGAAAATCCAGAGGCTAATGGTTTTGTTTATGCAGCAAACAAATGGTGGGGAACAAATCCTACTACAGAAAATAGAAAAAATTTAACAGCTGGTTATTACGAACAAACATTACTTGGTAAGAATGCTGATTGGATTAGATGCTATGCCCAGGGTAGATATACTTATGTTCAAGAAGGTAAGCCTGTCATGGGTGAGTATGATGATACTTTAATGACAGAAGAATATTTAGAACCAGATATTCAATATCCTATCCAGGTAGGTGTTGACTTTGGTTTAACTCCAGCTGCTATCTTTGGTCAGAAGTTACCT